TAACCATAAAAGTTTTGATAGCGCGTGCTCTGACTGTTGTATAACAGATGTCTTAGCTAATTACCTATTTAAATTAGCTCAACTCGAATTAAGGCTAGATGATCTTACAAAGAAAGAATAGAAATGAATATATTTAACTGTTTTCAGATAATGGTAACTTATACTCTTCTTCCTGTTTTAACTTATTGGTTAATACTTAGCGGTCATGGCCGCTGGGCAGGGCTTACAATTACTATTCAGATACTAAGCTGTATAATTCTTAGCATGGCTCTTCATGAAGCAACAAAAGATTAATTTAATTTCTGGTCAGCGTTCTAGCTTCGGTAATACTTTTACTGATGAATTTGAAAAGTTAAAGGAGAGAAACCAATGCACCATATACCGGATTACACCCGCGCACCCGAATTCACCATTGTATGTTCCTGTGGAGGTCGCAGCAATACTCTTGTAGAAGTAGGCAGAGATGTGACTTGCCCTTGGTGCGATAAAGTATTTGGTCAATCGAGATATAAGGGTGCGATTTTAAAAGAAGGCGCTTCTTATACACCGAAATATCCAGCTAAATCTGAAGAAGAAGAGGCAGCTATGCATAAAAATCTGGATCAAGTTAGAGATTTCCAAATAGGTCCAGATTCAGATGATATAGAACAGATGTTGATCGATGATATATTAAACCAGGCTGCGATATTAATAAAAGTAATAAAACATTCAAAGCACTGTGATTTAGCCATAAATATAAGCTCTGTCGGGTTATATAACACTCTGATTAGATTAATTGAACACGATGAAAAGCTTAAAAGAAAGTCTAGGTTTTTTACCACAATATTGGAACCTTAAGATTTATTAAGACGTAAAATAGACAACACTATCATTGCCTTAGCCGATTATTTGAATCAATTTGCTGAAAATCCGACAAGATATATAAGACTTCAAAAAGGAGAATGAAAATGAGTTTACTTTCAGCAAAAATACATTGTGCAGAGTGTGGCTATGAGGGAAGATCAAAGACTTTTGTAAAAGGTAGTTTTATAGTTGAGGCGCTATTGTGGTTTTGTTTTCTCTTACCTGGATTAATATATTCGATGTGGCGTGCAACTTCAGGAAGATATCAAGGATGTCCTGAATGTAAAAGCCGAAGGGTTATAAATTTGAAGAAATGGAATAAACGGCAAATACATGCAGTAGCATAGAAGTTAAGGCATTCTTACATCGCAATGAATAAAGCCGTCGCCTATATAGCAATAGGGGAAAATCGCCATAGCGTAAGCTATAAAGGCGTTTTTTCCAAGTTCGACGGGCGGTAAGGGGAGATCCCCTGCTTGTCCCCTTGGGTGATATGAATAAGCAGAAGCGTTAGGGAGAGACCTATTGTGTTCTTGGCAGCGATAAACCGATGTGGGGGTAAAAGGTAACCCCCACACCCGCCTAAGAATTTCTAGACACTCTAAAAATCTCTCATCAACAAGAGATATATCGCATTTCCCGCACTTACATCTAAGTTCATAAGCTTTAAAATGTTCACTTATTTGTCTGTGGGAATCGATATTGTTACGAATAATAATCAATTTAAGATATAATCCATAAATTTATCTGCGCCATTAACTATTTTATCATCAATAGGTGTATCTGTTTTGGCCGCTTCTGCTTTCAAAAAAGCCATGATATCAGCTTTATATTGCTGCACCAAAGGTTTAAGCCAAGCCTTAGCCTTATCCGCCCACTCCTTAAGATTATCTTCAGTTAAATTAGCCAATAACCACTGTACAATTAGCTTAACAATCCATTCTTTCATTTCTTTAACCCTCCGTTAAAAATTTTATTCTCTAGCCTATCTAAACGTTTATGTCCTGCTTTTTGAGAAGCTTCTAAGATACCGTAGCCTTTTTCTCTTTTAAATAAAAAACCTATGAGTGCTACTATGATAGTAGTTAAGACTGCCATTAAAGCACCAATTATGGTTATAAGAGATATAACTATTGTATCAAGCGACAACTGCACTATATTACCCCGCTGATACTGTTAATCGACACATACACATAGTCGGTACTTGCTTGTAGTGTTATGTTCCCTGCTGCCCGTTCTTCTGTTATGCGCACATCTATATAATCTCCTGCATCCATTTTGACCAGTATGTTTCCGTTCACAGGTACATATTGTGTTGACCCTGCATCAGGCGATTCCCATCGATCTAAATACCCTTCTAATGAGCCATTCTTATACACACCTAAAATGACTGAATCCCCGTTAACGTAGCCGATACTGGCTACTAGAATCGATGGACTTACCGAGTAGTATCCAGCCATAGGAGCGGTAAATTTCCAACTAGCCCCTGTTGTCACTGCACTATGGCTATCAAACTCTTCAGTTCCAAAATCGATTATTTCTGTATCGGTTATAACTTGCCCTGCACTACTTGCGTATCTAACAGCTACAGTTTCACTTGCAGTAATTTGGGCGGGACCAGAAAGACGATGTATCGATAAGTGGTTTGATCCTACCCCGGTATCTAAGCTCAATGTATTTGAACTGTTATACGATATCTCTATTGTTTGTCCTACATTTAGATGTATAGTGGTGGTTACATCAACTCCGAAATCGTCTGATGAGCCTATCCCGTTTCTAACAACTGAACCTCTGGTATGTAGAGCGCCATCTACTTTTACTCCAAGATATGCCCAAGCGTTATTAGGTAAACTAACTATCTGTATAGCCGATTCTATGTTGTACCAACCAGCTACGGGAACAGTATAGACGCCTGTAGTAGTATTATATACGCTATGAGTATCTTTAACTAAATCTTCAAATTTTACCGTAGCTGCTGAAGCATAGGACGCCCCATCATTTGAGGTATAATTAGCTGCTACAACTCTTGTATCTGCATCTGAACTTACAAGTGTATTAGAAGACCAGCCTGTAATAGGTATAGGTCCAGTTTCAAAAGATAATCGGGACGTAGAACTTATAATCGCTGATCCATTTTGTGCTACCATAGCATCTTCACCGGTAGAATTATCCGATGTAATACCGAAGTTAATATAGGTATCACCCGAGGTAGTAAGCACAGTTATCTGTTCACCTATAGTTGCATAGGCTCTATTGCCTGTACCTACTTTTGTTGTAGCTACCCCCGCACCCCCAACCGTTAAACTATTAGGTAACTCTATTTGAGCCTCTGTTGCTGTGACTGTTCCACTTGTAAAATATCCGCGTATGTATAAGCTATCTCCACTTCTACGCCATGCAAGGGTAGAAGACGCCAGAGTTCCAAATCCCTGGGTATTTGTAGGTTCATACAATTCCCAATCACTTCCAGCAAACCCTATAGATTTCGTTTGCGGCCCAATAATCATTTGATCTAGTTTGCATGTCCATGCTGAAGCATTAACACTACTAACGTGCAGAATAAGCCTATAATTAACACTTGTAGCATGAGTTTGATAAACGCCGTAGTAGACCTTACTTCCATCCCAAGCATAAGGTGCTAACTGTATTCTTTCAGCTTGATCTTTATCATATACCCATACTGTTATATCTGATGGGTCATACCAAGCCCCGTTAGTTCCATATTCAAAATTAGCAGAAGGCCCATAATCTATAGATATAGAAAGCATTTTAGCTTTATCTGATTCGTCTATAGTAAAATCAAAACTAGCGCCTTCGCCCATTCTACAATTGGCATCTTTTGTAATAATGGCGCTAACTGTTCCACGGAGCGGATCTGTAGTTTCACCTAGAATAGTTATATTAGCTGATCCACTTGTCCCGTCAACAGGGCGGCTAAATACAATCGTCCCTGTACCATCAGTAGTTAAAGGTAGAGCTGTTCCTGCAACAGCATTAGCATAAGAAGATGCAACTTGAAAATTGTTTGCATCTGAATATATGACGTAATAGGCGGTATCGACGGATATACCTGTAGTGCTTGTTATCACTGTAAAAGAAATAAGTTCACCGGTTCTAAGTTCATGGTCAGTTAATCCGACTAAATCTCCCGCGTCTGTAAAAGTTACCGATTGAGAATCGATATACATGGCCCAACCTGAAGGGACTGCACCATCAGCGGTTTTTTCAAAATTATAATTATCGCCCATATAATTAACTGTATAGCCGCCTTCACCTGCGCCTAAATCAGTCCATTGGCCTCCAGCATAAAGCCGAGCTACATCGTCAGTCGTGTTATAGTAGCAATCCCCTTCTTCCGCTGCACTACCTTTAGCGGCTACGTAGGCTGCATCATTTGCAAAATTAACGAGTGCTTCAGCGGTAGTTTGATAACTTAAATCGGAAGGTTCGGAAATTGTAGTCCCTTCGGATACTTGTAATTTTTTAATTTTTCCAGTCATTATTAAAGTCCTTCTAGATCTTCGGCGGTTAACTTAACGCTTTTACCGTCTTTTTTAATGGATGTTATCTTAAGATTGACCGTATCACTAGTTCCTAAAACGCTATCGTCTTGGAGCGTAATATCATCTCCAATTTCAGAATCAATATGTTCTGTTGCAGTCGATAGGGAATATATCGCACGTCTATTGGATCTCGATGCGAGAATATCTTCGATTCGATCGTCAATACTATTTAATACATGTTCAAAAACGATATCATTCTCGATACCGTGTAGGCGCTTAGCCTTACTATTAAAAACTACGCTATCTGTTTCAGGTGCAGTTTCATCAGCGCCGATATATGCGGTGACTTGAGGGTTATTCGCGTTAATACCTGTTATTATATCGTTATAGTCCGTTTTAATTGATAAGCTATTAGTCAAAAATAACTTATCGTTTGAAGTATCTCCACTTGAAGGGGCATCTAATAGGTGGTACTCGACCTCTAGATCAGTATTGATTTTTAAATAACTAAGAGTAGATTGAAGAATTGTCTGTACTACATCTCTGTAGCTTCTGTACTCATCTCTATCAAATCTTGGAATAGTCATTAAAAGTTCTGCGTCTAAAGCTGCACTAGCTGCTGTGAAACTAGCGGCGTTAGTATCAAGCCCAGCCTTCTCACATATGAGCTTTAACCCCTCTGCATGATCGTACTCATCTGCATTAGCTACTCTATAGAAAATATCATAATCTTCGGGGCGTATAGTTCCAGACCAAGAACTTAAATGGGATTCAAGGTTATCTATTAATGTAACTTTTACTAGCTTATTGCCTCCGGCAGTAGTTGTTTCCGTAAAAGAAAAATGAACTTCCGGTATAAATCTCCAAAAATTCTCTACACCTATAGAATCTAGTCCTTGCATAACTAGAAGTATTTGTTTCATGGGGGTGAAGCTGGCTGTAGACGTAGGAACTGGGTCAGCGCTATAGGCTGTATATCTTGAAATAACTATATTATACGTGTTTCCTAGATAAGTAACATCTTCAGCTAATACTACTCTAGCGTACGCATTCCCCCCAGTATCTGTATATTTTACTACATCACCTACCATAAGATTATGGTTTGTTAAATAAAACAAAGTATCTGTAGTATTACGCTGTACACTTCGAGTCGTACTCCCAAAATCTTGGTATCTTAATCCGCTTGGCCCTACTCGACATAGCACATAGTCTCTATTATCGGTAACGCCGCCCTCCGCTACATAGTCTATATCTTTAGCCTGTAAGCCTTCATATAGGTATTTACGCCAAAGGTATTGATTGGGACTACCCCCCTTATAATATCTACTTATTTCATTAGGGGATACCCCAAATATATAAGGCACAGCTTTATTGTGCATATCGGGATAAAGATTTGGATAGCCCGAAGCTTCTCTTCTAGCAACAGCTTGATAAAAACTGTCTCCCATATATGAGCTTTGTTGCAATTTAGTGAAAGGATCAAATATATTTATACGAACTTTACCTTTAATGTTTGGTAAACTTTTGACCTGTCCCCTATATATTTTCTGGATGTTAGATATATCGCTAATACATTGCCAAATTTCAACATCTTTATTATTAAAACTGTCGTTTGCGGTTAGGTACTGTTGAAATTCATCATCAGGATTCAGGATATCTAAACTAGTATCTGCGATAGTGAGAATACCCGCTGTTATATTTCTGATCGTTTGACTAGTATCTATATATTTATTAAGTCTAGGTTCCCACTCAACTAGAGGGTTGCCTGCACTTTCTGCACTTTCAGGATCTTTAGGGATGAAACGGTGTTTTTCTCCAGTATAGTAGAGATTATAGAAAACGACTATTATATTAGTGTCTTCATCAGGAGCGGAAGCTATCTTAAGCGTTAAATCCGTACCGTCCCAGGTATATTGATCATTAGAAGTTAACGAAGTTACAAGGGTTAGCTCACTTCCATTTCTTTCCACTTTCTCGATATGCGAAAATGGAAATTCCATTGTGTAGTTACCACTATCTAAAACGAGATCACCCCCTACATACCTAGCAGGAGTTATTTTAACAAGTTGAAACCTGTTGCTTGCAGCCTTAAGTTTTTCAGTAGCTATACTCATGTAAAATACCCAGCTATGGCCATTGCAGCGCCACGCATAGTATCACTAGTAGAGGCGTTAAATTTCTCCGGCCAATCAAGAGCTATCCCCCAATAATAAGACTCATCTCCCGGATTAGTATATCCTGTTATTTCTATAGCAACCCAATAATCATTTGCAGCAAGTAATGGAGTTCTAGAAAAAGTAAATGTAATGTAGCCTGTCCAATGACTAGATGTTAAACTAGATAACTCAGACGCATCTACCCAAGAACTAGAAACTATTGGAGTTTCGCAGTTTTCATTTGAACAAATATGCATTCTAAATTTAGTATTAGCCGCGTGAGCGCCTTCTTTTATGAAATGGGACTGTATTTGGTATAGGTCCATGCTAGTAGCTAAATCTATCTTACCTATAGCGAATTTTAGATCACTAGCGGTAAGTATCAAAAAATATCTATTTTTTGGAAACTGTAAATAGCTCACAAAGCCTCCGTAAAAACCAAAGACATATTGTTGTATTCAAGAAAAGCGTGTGATACCGTAGGGTCTCTTCCAAAATATACATACCGTGTATATTCCGCTGCATCTGAATCAAGTACCAGGCCAGGATCAAAGGATACAAAGAAAGGCGTATGTACTCCGTATTCGGTGAATAATTGCTCTACTGTTTTTCTATCGGTATTATCTGCTAATTGAATAGCCATATTATTAAAAGATTCAAACTGAGAACGGATATCGGTGAATTTTTGACCCGCTTCGCTTGTCATAGAGATCGAAGAGTCTTTTATTTCTTTAGAAAAACCTTTAGCTATATTGGTATTAATTAAAGTAGAATGGGTACCTATGTATATAAAACCAAAAGTTAAACCCGTAGGACCTAAAATGTTTCTCCTATCTATTATTTCTACTTTCCAATACCTATAATAGTCTCCCCCTGTCATATGTTTAAAAGCCCCTCGACTAGATACACTTAATGTTTCTGAAAAAGGGGGACTTGTAAAATCATTGACATTATTAGCATAAAGGGTTACCGATGCGCTATCGGGTAAACAGAATATCTCTTCTCTATCCGCTATAATGCCGATAAATGTAGCTTCTACTGCGCCTGCTGCATCAACTAAAACGTATTCACTTGTATGGATTCTTTCTTCATCAGCTACAAAACTCGAACCTGTTTGGTTAGTAGACCCGGTAAATCCTATATCATCCCAAATAGCATTTGTAGTTTCAGAGAATCTAAGTGTTGCACTCGTAGATCTTGAAAAGGTAAATTTATAAGTGGTTGATGAATAAGTTATAGTCCATCCTGAAGATACATTATTGAGTTCAGTTTGAATTTCAGTAGCTAAATCATCCGGGGTATCGTAATCTCCTACAGAAATATCTACTTGTCTATCAACTCCATCATTTATATAGACTGATCGATTAGAAGTAGTTATCTCAAAATGTCCTGAAGGCTTCCAAGGTTTTGTACGAGAAGTATTAACTGCATAGGTTGCAGGGAAATTAGCGAGTTCACTGCTGGCCGTTATATTGCCTTCACCAAGGATATTATATTCATAGAATCTTATATTTTCACATGTCATGCTGCTGTCCTTGCGTTTTGTCTTGAAAGTTTAAGCATGATATCAGCAAATACATCTCCGTCTACTTCAATGGTTGAATCTGTAGTCATAGGCGATGAAAGTACATCAAGTATAGCCGAAAGGAGCCCTACAAGTTTCTCATTATTACCTATATCATTGAAAAGCTCTTTAGTTTTAGATTTAGGTATGACTAATTCGCCTGGGGTAAGCATTGCTGGCACCGTATCCGTTCCACGCGGGACAAAGCCGTCTTGTGCATATACTATTCCGCCTTTATTAAGATATCCGCCGGTAACAGTCGATATTACCGCGCCGGCAGTTCCCCCTACTCGGCTACTTATTGGACCTTTTCCTTTTCCTTCAGTGCCGGGTAATTTCCAATTAGTAAGACGATTAACCAATCTTTCTAGGTCTTCTATCCAAGGCGGAGTTTTTAGTTGAAGCTTTTCGACCCAATCAGGAGTAGTATTAACTCCTTTCCACCAATCCCTTAAATTTTGAACCCAATCGGGTTCTTCCATTGAACTAGTTATATTTAACCCAAAACGCTCTGAAACAGCTACTAAACCCCTGTTAAGTGATCTAACTACGGATTCAGAAAATTTATAGGCTACTCTAGGTACGGCTTGTACTAAAGCTACGACAATACGTTCAAGACCACCCTCGATTAAAAGTGAATCAACCATCTTTTCTACAATGATCCCGGACGATTCGCTCAAAGCTTCTATTAACGTAACTACTAAATCAGGAAGAGCGTCGGCGAATTCCTCTATCATCGCTTTAGCGCCTTCGGGACCAAGAGTCATAAGCTGTTCAGCTATTGGCCCGAGTCCGGGTATACCGAAAGCTTGTCCCGCCGCTTCAATGCCTGTAGCTATTAGCTTTTTAGCCCCTTCTGCGCCGGCCAACATAGCTCCTGCTATACTTGTAGCTATTTTAGGCATTCCTGCCTGATCTATTTGAGTAGCTAAATTCTTTCCTGCTTTACCAAAAGCTTCTGATATCCCTGGAGCAAAAGCACTTTCAACTTCTTTAGCACTTCCTGCTGTTTCTACAGCTATTTTAGCCCCATCAATCTTAGATATATCATCAGCTAGACCTTGCAGAGCTTTTTGAGCGGAATCAAACTTGGTTTCCATATCTGTAAAATCTGAAACTACCTCATCTCTAGCTTCAGTAGCAGCTATCTTTATACCTTCAAAACCCGAGATTAGATCCTCTGCATCCTGACCCGCTTCGTCAAAAGAAACTCTTGCACCCTCAATCATTTCATCAAGGGATTCTCTGAACTTATCGCTTTCAGTTTTAAGCCCTTTTATGCGCTTTGATATGCTATCAACTGAAAGCTCATTAAGATAGGAGAGTGCTTTTATGACGTTTAAAGTAGTTATAAGGAGATTATCGAAAAAGCCCGTTATATTTTGTACTACTTCGGCTGCACCAGGTAGCCTTAATAAAACTAATGCGTATTCTGCTGTAGCTCTTGCAGTATCATACGTAACTGCTTTTAAAGCATTGTAACCCAGCACTAGGTTCTTAATTAGCCCTACAGTCTTAGGAACTAACTGAATCATACCCTTTATGTTATCATTTATTAACTTAGTTAATTCGCCCCTGTTATCTTTAACGGTTTTTATCAATTCGGTAAAAAAGCCGGTGAGTTTTTTTATTCCTTCAATCACAAGGGGGTTTTCTGTTATTAAAAAACCCATCTCTTCATTAAGATCGCCTTGAACATTACTGAGTTGAGTCATTGCGCCGGAGTAAGTGTTAATCTGACTTACAGCCGCGCCTCCGTATTGTTCAATTAAGATCCTAGCCGCTTCACCATTTTTAAGCTGCTCAGTAGTAAGAGCTTTAATTGCGGGATTAACTTCGCCTAGCTCACCTGCATAGCCGCCAAGAGTTTTAGATACTTGACGTGTAGACTCTTCAACACTTTTACCTGTGGCCGCTGCAAGTTCCAATGAAGCTCTAACTAAATCTTTGGCTTGATCATTTGTAGCACCATAAGCTTTAGTTAAAGCTAATTGACTAAGGACTAGTTCATCGCCATAAATAGACGTTTGTTGAAGCTGAGAAGCGTACTCCTGCATATCTTCAGACGCTTCTTTGCTGTATTCGTTTGTTAGCTTTAAAGAAGTATTGAGCGCATTAATTGCGTCTTCCTGAATTGCGGCTGCATCAGTAATACTTTTAATTCCACTGACTACAGCCCTACCTGCAAAGAACCCAGCAACGCCCGCAGCTAAAACTTTAACTCCTGTTAGAGAGTCTTGTATGCCATTCATAGTCTTAGTTGCGGTGTTACCGAAACGAGTTAGTTTCTTTTGAGCTGCTTTGGTTTTGGCATCAATTTCTAAATAAACTTTAGTCATTATTTGCCTTTCTTCTTTATTGCTGCCTTATGCTTAGCAGCCTCAAGCTTGGCATACCTGGCAGATATCTCTAAAAAAACCTGCGCTGTCTTATCATCTAACTCACTTAAAGGGCTTGTATATCCTAATTTAGCAAATACGAGCCTAGAATTATACTCTGCAACATAAGGAGCGAATTTAGTACACACATGCGCATTACCTCTAAAAGCCGCTCCTGTTTGAGCTTGCAGAGTTTCTAGCTCTTTGGGTTAGGGCGCCAACCCTTTAAAAGCAGATTATTAAGATCGTGAATAACTGCTACGCCTATATCTAAAAACCCTAAAGATTCTATGTCTTCTATTTTTTCTTCATAATCCGGATGTTCAAAAGCTATGCTCTTAACATACCTACTCACTGTGGCGTATATAAGCTTAGCTCTTTCGTCAAATTCCGCATCATCTCCCAAATTTTGCTCTTTTATAAGTTTCAATCTTTCTTGATAATCCGGGATAGCTATTTTTATTTCACCTTCAAAACCTGTATCTGTTAATTCTCTTTCTCCTGGAATTGTCACTGGCCTTGGTTTATACGTAAATAATTTTTCCATTTTTCATTTCTCCTGAGATTTGAGCGGAGAATCAATCAACCTTTAAGCACTCAGGAGTCAGCTCGCTAGTCGATATCATCTCCATAATTAATAATTAAACAAAACTTATATAGAATTCACCATTACCGCTATCATCAACGTAACTCATAAGAGTAATAGTAACTTCAACTAAGCCATCTGCATCAGCTATATTCATACTAGTAACTGTTGAGGTCGGACAATAAATACAAAAATTTGTACCCGCTGTCCAATTACCTCCAGACTTAACACCGCCCATAAGAGCAAATCTGGTAGTTGAGTTCTCTCTCATTCTTCTAAATCTATCTGCATCATATTTAGAGAGAAGAGCTGTAGCTGTTATTTCTATTTCTCTTTCGCTGGGGATACTTCCGCTTTTCCCTGATTCTGCACAAACGCTCATGATATCCGCTTTAGGAATCCCGAAAGATATAGAAACGCTTGAAGGATCGAAGCACACGTTATCATCGTGTTCACCGATAAAGCATTGCATCGATTTCGCAATAATCGGATCAGCAGAATCATAGCTAGGAGTATAAGAAGCACTCCAATCCATAGCTGAATCTGCATCATAGCTTGTGGCTCCTGTATCGTCCGCTGCATCGGAATAACCAATTGTTGGACCGATATTATCATCGGCGTTATCTGCGCCGTGAACACCTGTTTTCCAAAGAATACTAAAAGATAAGCCATCAGAAGCGGTATTATAGATCCCGGTTGAATCATCGTAGGTGCAAGTGATTGTATCCGTTGATTCTGCATCCATAGCTGTTGCAAGTGCATCGGCTAACTGATGTGGATCTTTATAAGTTCCAGTAGCTACTTCGGCTACTTGAACACCGCCGTCGTTAAAATCGACATATTTATTACTTGAAGTGATTGTGATTGGATTGAAATAAAACTCAATACCTTCAAAATTGTAAGAAGCGTTGATTAACTGACCCGCTTCGGCGGTTATATCCATAGATATCGGTCTTGAGCCAGCTATCATCTCAACAGCGCCTTCATTTCCTAGGTATTCCCAAAGTGTGAGAGTTTGAAAATCACTAATCGTATTAGACGGTGAATATGTAACGGCTTTCCCTACATCAACTCCTGCACCCATTACGTTAGTAGTGTCAAATCCGAGAGTTAAATTTTCTCCTGATTGACTATGGACTGGCCGAATCTCATATCCCGCACCATTCTTTAAAAGAAGAGCCGAGCCTCTTGGATGATGAGATCCATTTGCCGAAAGCACGACTACTTCAGCTGTAGAGCCCGCCGCTGTTGTTTCTTCATCTGCATCAGTAGTTTCTGATCCGAAAAGAGCTTTAAGAATCGTAGGCCCGTAAGCAGGTGCAGTCCCTTCAACCCCACTATGTCTTAGATAATGAGAAAAAGTAGCTGTAGGGGATTCAGTACCAGTAAGAGTCTTAGCTTTTCCGAGAGAATTCTTAAGCTCTGCATTTTCAAGCTGCTCAAAACTTGGTTCAAAAGAAACATCATCTTGTTGCGCTAAAAAATCTGATCCAGAACTCGGGGGTACGGGCGTTCCTTCAGTAGTCTCGACTGTAACGGCCAGAACGCTCGCTTTAGTGTTAATACTAGTCATTAGATTACTCCTTTAATCTTGTATTGAATATAATACTTCGACCGTTGTCTCGAACGCAAAATATTTATTACGTCCAGTATCTATGTAGTTAATACCCCCATCCGAAACATAGTCTAATTCCATAACTTCTCCAGTGAGGGTGATATCATCTCTTATAGCTGCATTAACTAGCTCTTGATCTTCTAGGAGCTCTTTTTGTAGGCTTTTAAGAGAGGTCTTATTAAGCTTTGTAGTAGTTATCTTTCTAACTAATTTAATAATAAAACTTCTACGGATATATCTATGGCATGTCGTAGATCTTTCATCGTTATCGCCTCCATTTACACTTATGCCAAACCCGTGTTTCATATAAAGGTCTGGATTACTGTCAAGCTCGTAAGGGTCTGGAAGCTCTTTATAGTCAGAAAGGGCATTGCCAACTAGAGTATGAAGTTTATCATGTATATTACTTATTTTACTCATTATCTACTCATATAAATGGTGCTTACTTTTTGCTCTCCTTTAGAAAGCGCCCCATCTCCGTTTTCATCAACATCAAACTGTTTCATATTCATAGAATTTCTATATCTATTATATGCTTTTGCTGCTTCAGCTGAATAGTTTTCTCCTATTCCGCTATAGATAATGTGCGCGGTTTTATGGATATTAGCCATTTTAAACTTTTCAACATTCATGAGTTGAGCAGGAGAAAAAGCTATGTTGCTGGCTTGTAACTCCATTATTATAGCTTGACTAGCTGATAGACTTTGATTTTGCCAATCTGTTTGCTCTGAAGCAAAAGCTTCCTGTAAATCTGGATCATTTAACGTCGGATATATTGAAAAAAGTTCATCGTCTTCTGAAAATTTATATCCTACGTATTTAAGTGAAGTAGTATCAGAAATATCTGCGCTACAAGATATCCTAATCCAATAAAGATCATACATCCCGCTAGCACTAACGCCGTCCACATCGCTACTATCTGTAGCGACATTCCATCCTTTATCTTTGTTGGTTTTCCATTGTATGAGCCCAGATTGAGCAAGTGTTTTTCCTCCACTAGAAGTCCCATCAAGTAAATCGACTACCGATTCCCAATCATTGTTGTACCATATATCAATGGAAAGACTAGAAGATAGGGAGTTAGCGGTATCAACAATAAAGTATTTACTGGTAAAAGGTAAATCACTGCCTATATAAATCTTATCTTCAGAAGCTACTATCGGTAATACTGCACTCGTACTAAGATAGTCGTCTAATTCAACACTATAGTCATACTCAGTGCCGTTATCGTTAAATATAAATCTTTGGTTCTTAAGCATATTTACACCTTAACTATGGATATGTTCGTACCACCAAAAATCAAAATCGACCCAATGGATTCCTGATGTTGCTTTAGTTATTTTTAATAAATAATCAGTGCTCGCTTTGGGTAAAACCTCATAGTTTAATCCTGGAGAAGTTCCTATCGGATTTCTCCCTGTTCCTGTTTTACCCGCCCATAAAAGAGATCCATCATCCGTAACTGTCGGTGCTGCAAATACAGAAGCCTCTGAAGTATTTGTTGATTCTCTATCGTTATTGAATATCGTTATAGGTGTCCCATCAGCTGAAACCGTTGAATCTTCAAAAAGCTCTATAAGAAATTCCGCTTCTGAATCGATAGCGGCTTTTGCGTGTATTCGCGTAGGCGATTCAGGAGTTCTTAGTAAGACATAGACTACTGTATCTGCGCCTTCTATATCTTGCCAATTCTTAAAAAAATAATGCTCGCCCATATGCATTGCATAATGTGCGTAGTCAATACCGACTTGAGTATTGGTTAATGCATCTCTATTAAGAATCGGAGATCCTGGTGTTACCTTAACACTCATTATTCCACCTCTATAACTTCAAAATATTGTAAGGTAGAGAAATCAGCCTCGCTTACGTTTGGCAGCTGTATCTTATATCTTTGAATGCCTACTTTTAATTCCCAAAAATCTGAAGACGTAGTTTGAACGTAAATATCTCCTACAAAATGGCCGTTAACATCTGTAGTGCCTAAAATCTTCCATTCATACTTATGTAGAACAGTGTCATTTAAAAAGCCTTTGTACGGCCTAACATATATAGTTTCGCCGCTAATAGGTCCGTCATTATCGTATATATAGCCCTCAAATTCACATAACGTGCTAGGGCTAGGCGCAGGGATTGATGCATTATAGGTGACAGTTATTAGATCGATTTCAGGAGTAGTACCTCCATCCTCGGAATGCAAAAAGGATTTAACGGCGCACGATTTTTTAGCGGAAATGATATTACTTATATCTGATACTAATTCTGTTGCGGTACTTGATTGGCTGTAAGTTCCATCCGAATCAGCAGCACTCCCTCCTGTAACGTACCTATCTTGTCCCCCGGCAGTTATAATGTGCTTTATCTTATCGTCGCCAATTTCTGTAATCGTAGTAGTGAAATCGACTAAATCAGAAGCGGTAAATGCGCTATTTGTTATCACCGTGGGGTTAGTTATGCTGTACCTAGTTTCAGAAAGAGTATACCCTGAAGTGTAATTAGTAGTGTGCTGTACCGTACTAAATATCACTAAATCATCGAATTCTCCATCAGATACAGTTAGCCCTCCCAAATAAAACATTAAATCGCTATCATCGGTTCTCGTCCCTGTTTCTGTAAAAGTAGATCCTAACTGAACTCCGTCTATAAATAGTCTTATCGCTCCGGAAGTTATATCTATGTTGAGCTCTATTTCGTATTCTACTGAAGCAGTCCAACTCTTTGTAGCAAAT